TGGTAAGATTTGGAAATTGTAATTACAAAACGTAGGTTACCAAGAACTAACTCATTATGAAGTGCTTGTTTTTCCGATTTTGTTATATCACTCTTGGATAACAACTTGAAAATTTCATCCTGTCTTTCATGCGATATTACTTTTATTTTACGTATATCCTTAATGTAATTTTGTATTTCTTCTGTGTTAAATAATATTGTTTTACTCATGAAAATGTAGTTTGATTGGTTGGTGTAAAAATAAACAAATAAATTTAGTTTTTAAAGCTATCTAAAAACTTTTTTTCATCAGATGATAGACTATCAACCCCAAATTCATCTATTTTTTCTAAAATAGTATCTAAATCCATGGTTTTTAACGATGTATCTTCAGTTTTTTTGTCATATTCTAACCTTAAAGATGTGTGTTCATCTTTAGGTTTAAACATAAATTCTTTCATTTGCACAGGAAGATTGGCACTATAAATGTTGGTTCTATCGAATAAAAAGTAAAATTTTACAGTTTCTTTTGATAAAATACCATGTAATTCCTCAGATAACTCCTTTCTCGGTGAATCTGATTCAAATATTATTATAACATTTTTTGGGTTATCTTCTATTACAAATCTTACCTTTTTAATCATTGGACTATGTCCGAGTATCTCTGTGGTAAAAAAATCCACGTATTCGTGGTCTTCAAAATTTGAATATAAAAATAAAAGATATGTTTTCATTAATTCTTCTTTATTGTTCTCCATTGTATACCAATAACAAAATATATCATTTTCTAACGAACTATCAATAGTGTACCCAAAACTAAAACGGCGGCACCCGAAAGTATCGATGTAAACCTGCTTTTAACTTTCTCTTTCTTTAATTGAAACTCAAGTTTTTTTGAGTAGTTTTCCATAACTGTATATTTCTTATCCTGAGCGTCAATTATAGTGATATAATTCTCCTTTTGAATAACCATAGTGGAGATGACACTATCTTTAAGTGATACCTTTTCTTCTGTCTTTGCAAGTTGTTCGTTTGCTAATTTTAATTCAGCCATAGCCGAATCACCTTTTAGTAAATCCTTTGCGATTTGTTTCGCTACGTGAACCGGAAAACATTTTACCTTTTCCTTACTTGTATCTGTCTGAGAAAAAGCTGTCAAGCTCAGGCTCAGTATAGTTGTCAACACGATTAATCTTTTCATGATATTCTTTTTTAACTGTTGTTTTTTTCTTTTTTATGTCTTCAATTTGTTTGTCGACCTGTTCAATCTCCTTGTTGAGACTCATAATGGTGCTATCCAACTTTAAATTCTCACCATGGAGACCCTGAATAACAACATTTAGTGAATCAATCTGTGCCTTTTCTTTATTAGACATTGTAACTGATGGTGTGATAATAAAAATTACCCAATAAAACAGAAACAACCCTAGAATTACAAATAATAATGTTTTATAATTCTTACTAAAAAAAGAACCTACCGTGTTTAAATTCTTGTCCATAATTGTGTTTTAGTAATAAATACTAAGCCCAATTATTTTACTTCTTTTTAGTAATAATCTCATCAATAATGCCATATTCAAGAGCATCTTGTGATGATAACCACAAATCTCTTGATGCATCATTCATTACCGTTTCGGCCGATTTACCACAATAAGAACCAAGTAATTCAAACAATGTCTTATTTAATTTATCCCACTCAACCATATTAATTCTAGCATCTTGGATATTACCCTCAAAACCACCTGATGATTGGTGTAACATGGTTCTTGAGAACCTCAATGAACTTCTTTTACCCTTTGTACCAGCCCCAAGTAAAATAGACCCCATAGATGCCGCCATACCTGTGTTAATGGTTCTAATGTCCGAGTTAATATAATCCATAACATCAACCATGGATAAACCAGATTTCACAGAACCTCCCGGACTATCAATGTGCATTGTAATATCATTATTGTCGATACTATCCAAGAACATTAACTGAGCTTGTACAATAGTGGACATGTTGTCGTTAACAACACCAGCAACCCATATGATACGTTCCATCATTAAACGTGAAAACACATCCATTACGGTAACATTCATCGACCTTTCCTCTAGGATGTATGGTGTTAAACTATCCTCTACCTGTTTGTTGAAATGATGTAAGTTCATTCCACTAATACCTTTGTCCTTTGCGAACAAACCGAATTCTTTATAAATTTTTGATGTCATATTTTTTATTTTTTACAAAAGTAATGATTATTTTTTAAATTAAGAAATTTTAGGAGTAATAAAATCTATTGAACTTACATTTTCTTCTTTTTTAACCATAACCAAGTTATCTGACCAATTTCGTATTAACGAGTTGTGAGAGATAACAAAAATATGGTCAAAATAGTCCTTAATTTTCTTAAAAAATTCTCCGACCATCTCTAAGTTTTCATCTGCAATCTTACCAAACACCTCATCCATAACAACAATATTTGGTTTAGGTAAGGATGATATTTTTGTTAAAACACTTCTAAGTGCCAATGATGATATTGTACGTTCATAACCCGAACCTGAATTTAATGGTTTTACAACTCTGGTTTCGGTATCAATCATAACAAATTCAACCTCATTCTTATCGTTAATGTTTAACTCTAATATAAAATGACAACTATCAACCAATAATCGATATAATTCTTGGTTAATCAACGGTATCATATTTTTAAGGATGACTTTTGAAATACCATTTTTACCGAACACACTTAAATAAACTTTGAATATTGATTGTGTAATATTTTCTTTTTTAATTTTATCACACAATTCCTCATTTACTTTAATCTTTTCACCCAATGAAACAATAGTTGCTTTCAATTTCTCAATACTACTATTAAATTGACGAATATCCGCATTTGCCGTGTCAATCTGAGTTTTCAGACCAATTAATTCCCCATCAATTTTTTGATTTTCATCTAATTTCTGTTTGTTACGGTCATAGTTGTCAAGTTTGAGTTGTAACCTATCAATCTCCATTTGTTTTTGGTCAGATTCAAGTTCGTACCTCGTTTTTTTCAATTTGTTTCTTTCATACTCATCGTACTCTTTTTTCAAATCGGATAGAACCTTCTCTTTTTCGGTTAATTCGTCATATTTTTTTCTATTTTCAGTTTGAATTCCATTGGTACTTTCAATCAATTGTTTTATTTTATTGATTTCATCGGTATGGTCAACATCTTCCAATGCACGATTACAAGTTGGACATATCTGTCCTTCTTCTAATTGTTTTACTAATAACTCATTTCTTTTAATTACATCAGCATTAACCCTACCCTCAACGATTAAACCATTCATCTCATCTTTTACTAATTGATGGTCTTCTTCTAAGTAAAATTTTGATGGTTCTTTTACATTGGTGGAATTAGCTTCAGTTAACGCCTTTTGTTTTGAAACATTAAGAGTTCCAATGTCTTTCTTGATTTGGTCTGGGTTTGTTTTTATTAACTCTTGGTCAATATCATTATTTCTTTTTAATTGAACTTCGTCTTTACGAGATTCTAATTTTTTTAATCTTTTTTCCGTTGATGATAATTCATTAGATAATCGTTTTATCTCATTGTTGTTGTTATCAATACTTTCCTTGAATAGTGTGATTTCACCTTCTAAATCAACAAGATTGTGACTATTTGAAACTAACTTTTTACTCCATTCACTTTGTATGGTTTTACAAATATCTTCTTTGTCTTTAAGTGTTTCTAAACCTAAAAATTTGGTCAATATTTGTCCTCTTGCTGTTGGTTTGGATTCAATTAATTCTTCTAAATTATATCCTGTGGTTAGTATTGTTGATAAGAAATCTTCCTCATCACCAATTGCCATAACGATGAATTCTTCGGTCTCTCTTCTTTGTTCTCCGGTTAAATTTTCAATAGTACCGTCAGAATTTATTTTGGAGAAATCAAGTTTATTGGTGATGGTGTAATCTCCGCTTTTACTTTTCTTACGATTACTTATTCTTTCAATTATAAAATCATCCCCATCAATGTTAATATAACCTTTTACCTTAACTTCATCAACATCTGTAAATCTATTAAAGACTTCAGCGTTAGTTTTAGTTTTGGTTGTTTTATTAAAAAATAAAAACATTAATAAATCAACAGTAGCGGTTGATTTTCCTCCGAAATTTTTTGGTGTTGATTCGACAACGGTGATACCAGGTAAATCGGTAAAGTCAATTACATTGTCATTACCATAAGAAAGAAAATTAGAAAATTCAACTTTCTTAATATACCATTTACTATATTTTACTTTACCACCATTTTGTTTGGTTAGTTGCTCATTTACCCTATTATCTAATCTATCAATAAGGTCAATATCAATAGTGATATTATTTTCTTTAATGAAATCTTTCATTAACATTTTTTGATATCCGTAATCTGAAATACTTTCAGAAATATCTAAGGATGCTAACTTAGTGTCTTCATCGTTTGTGATAACTTTCGTTATTATTTGTACATATTTGGTATTGTATTTTTTTTGGAAGTAGGATTTAATTCTACTTATTTTTTCTGGTGTGAAATTTTCGTGGGTATCTTGCCAGGTTACTTTTATGTATGGATTTTTATAAATCATCTTTGGTTTTTATTTTTTGTAGTTGCCAAATATCGTCAATTAAATTGTATGTCTCGACATTTTTTTCTTCAAATGACATCCATTTTTCAATTTCGTTACTATTGTTTGGTTTGAACTCTGTAAATAATATTTTTGTTTCGTCTTTAATTGTGTTGGGTCTAATTAAAATAACCTGAGTAAAATCTTTATTTGTTCGAATGAATAAATGTTCATAATCATTTGGTGCTCTTTCATCATTAACATTACTATACCAATATTTTAATTTTCGTATCGGTATGTTTATTGTTCTTGATTCTAACCCACTTATTAGTGAATAATCACTATCCCAAAAATTACCTGTCCATCCCCCTCTTTCTAACTCTACTCCGTGTGAATAATCATCAGGATTTATTAAGTCAATTGCTTTACAATTTGGGTGTGATTCAAATAAAAGATTGAAAACATCCTTTGTAAATTTTATTCCGAACTCTCTAACTTTACTATCGTCATAATTGTTTTTTTTAAACGCCATTAAATTTCATGTTTACACTATCACCCCTTGGGTGTGTTTATTATTGTCCGAATCTATTCTCTTCGAAAAATTCGACAATTCCATTTATTGCCCATACAATACCGGCAGTGAATATACCATCAAAGAAAATTGACGGTAACCATCCAATATTGAATAGTTGTGATGTTAATCCACCAAGACAAATTGAGAAAAAGAACCCAACCCATGTTGACGTACATAACATACATTTTATTAGTCCTGAAATAAATTTACCAAGACCTTGAAGTGGTACAAATGTGTTATCACCCCATTTGTGCATAAAATTTCTGAATCCTTCAAAAATTGAACCGTACACTATGATGGTACTCATTCCATACGCGGCTAACGCCCAAAATATAATCTTTTCCATAATGCTAAATTATACAAAAAAAAATTGATTAAACCAAACTATTCGTCATATAATGATGAAAGATTACTATCTTTCATTAATTTACCCTTACGACCTAAACCTTCGAGTGACGATGTTATTTTTTCTAATTCCTCTTTTAATTTTTTATTTTCCTCGGTTAATCTATTAATCTCATCTGAATTAGTGACCTCAACCATAACTTCTTTTATGACCTCTTTAGTTATGATTTGAGTATCACCTTTTATCTCAACCGGAACTTCCTTTATTACTTCTTTTATGATTTCAACTGGTTTTTCAACTATTCTATCAATAAACTTCTCAACGATTACTTCCTTAATAACTTCTTTCTCAACAACTGTATTTTGACCTTTTAATCCATTAGGTATCTCACCGTATTTAACAATGGTGAATCCTTTCTGAAATATTTCTTTTGCCAATTTTTCAGGGTCGGTAATATTGTTAATCTCACAATATTTTAAAAATTCATTATCTAATGTTAAGGAGGATTTCTGCATTGTTTTCTATATCGGAAATGTCTATTATTGAAAAATTTAAAAACGGTTGTTCATTATCAATGTCATGTGTTGTGTACTCTTCAGATTCAACATCATAAATTCCATACCCATGGAAGTTAACCGTTTCACCAAAATTTTGTTGGATTAATGAACCAATCATGAATGCTCTACCACCACCAGCTAAATCAAACATTTGTCTCTTATGTATATCACCACACAGTACAATATCTAAATTTACAAAGTTTAATGGTGAATATGCGTTGTCAAATTCAAATCCTAAGTCAGTAGATAGACCCTGAATCGGACCATGAAATAAACCAACATATAAACTATCGTCTTCTTTTACAAAATCGGGTCTTTGATTGTGTTGATATAACGAATATACAACCCATTTAACGTTGTTATCATCGTAGATACCACTATCTCTATAATAAGTGATATTTGGGTCATTTAATAACTCCACAACGGGTGTTATACTATCAACTCTTGAGTGATTGTTTTCTAAAAAGTCGTGATTACCGGGAATTATTATTAATTTACCGATTTTATCGACAATTTGTTTAAAAAACCATGAAGTTAATAACATTTGTTCGTTAGACACATTAATTTTTTGATGAGCAATGTCACCAGCAATAACTACTCTAATTTCATCGTAGTCATAACCCTCAACTTGTTTCTTAACATCCTCTAAAAGTAGTTTAAACTGTTTTTTGTACATATCATGTAACTGAAATGTTCTGATATGTAAATCAGCGATGTGAATTATTTTTTTTATCATTTTAAATATTGTTTTATGTTCATTTGCATAACACCTTGACTTATTTCTGATGGTACTTTATATTCATCAAATGTTCCATTTTCTTTTAAGTGTGTAACAACACACCCTAATAGTTTCAAGTCTTCAAATTTAGTGTTTTGTAACATCTTTATCAGCAATTTTGCGTACAATGGTAATTGCACATAATAATGTGTTAATGCTGTGTCATGATAGTTTTCAAAAGGGTGTAACATCCAACCTGTATATGGTTGAACTAAGAAGTTCTTTGGTTGATTTGTCTTCCAATCTGTCACAACAATACCAAAATTGTCTTTAGTTTTGTTTAACATCAACCATATTTTATCTGGTTGACCTGTGTACCCTAATTCAGGGTCACCTAAAACAATCTCAGTATCCAATAGTACTGCACCTCTTGAAATCATTAGGTCAATAAACTCTTTACCGGCTGAAATCATTCTGTCACTCTTATCAATTTGAACATCGTCACACTCAAATATAGGTCGTCTAATCTCTTTATAGTTATCATATCTACCAATTAAGTCAAACTCCAATTCATAGTGTACTCTACTACCTAAGTTAGTTGAATAGTCTCCTGCTTTCTTCCATTTTTCTAATAGAATGTTAGCTTCGTATTCATCCCCATCACTCATTTGTAATGCCTTTGTATCGGCATCAAATGGTATATAAAACTTTTTTAAAACTTTGGAAACGGATGGAAAATTTGACCTAATTTTTCCATTTGTATCTTTCATGTAGTAAATGTGGTCTTCCTCAATAAAGGTCAACTCTAACTCTTTTCTTTTTTCCTCAAGAGTGTTTCTTATTTCTTCTGCTATTTTATGTAAATCCATTAGTCTAATTTAAATTCTTTATAATCTTGTAAATTACCCTGTAAGTCGGCAATATCCTTATCTTTTGGTAATTTAACAATGTTAATTTTACCCATTAATTTACCACAATTCATTTTATGATATAACTTCTCAGCATCACCCCACGCATCCCCATCCAAAACAATCGTAACCTCGTTTCCATTTTCATATATTTTTGTATATAGTAAATCACTTATGTATTTACCTAACATTGGTATCGCATTGTCTAAAAATATTGAATCAAATACTCCCTCAACAAGATATATTTTTTTATTCCAATCGATTAGACTTTCATTGAAAATGATTAATTCCTTTTGAACATCAGGATTCTTATATTTCATTTTTGTTTTTGACAAATATGAACGAGCAATAAAGTAATTGATTTTTCTTTGTTCATTATATGATGGGATTATAATCCTGTTTTCATAGTTTCCCCCATAACAAAAACCGATATTGAATTTTCTAATTATCTTATCATCTATGTTTCTTTTTTTAAGATAAGTCATTGCCGTTTTGTAATGATGTGATAGTTTCATACCTAAACTCACATCATTTAACGGTACAAATTCAACAGGTAATTTAACTTCTTTTTTAATTGGTTGTACAAATTCAACATCTTCCGGTTTTAGTAACTCATATCTTTTAAGATGTTTTTGATTTCCATGCTTCTTGATTAATTTATAAATTGAGCCATGGGTATTGTTTGTTTCAGCACATGACCAACATTTATAGACACCTCTTCTATAATTAACTTCTAAGTTACCTTTACCATCCCCATCATCTAAACCCTTGATTTCGTAAGAGCAAATGGGACAATCAAAAGATATCTGACCCTTGTAATCATTGTGCATTCTATATTCACCTAGAATATCTTCTAGAATATCTATAACTGGTGCATATTCCGTTGCGACTGATGACATAGTAGAAAGTATAAACAAAAAAAATTGAAATAAAAAATTTGTAAATAAAAAAAGACGGAAGTGTACACCAACAACTTCCGTCCTATACCATTGTACATTGTGCTACAATGGTACGATATGTTTTTTTACTGTAAATAAAGTATAAACAAAAAAAATTAAATAACCAAATTAATTTAATAATTTAATATAACATTCGATACACTCATGTTTAGTGTAATATCGGCCAATTCATCAGAACTATAGTCTAAATCACCAAAATTGACAGAATTAATTGCTCCCCATATTGACCAATCTGAAACCACAGTTCCAACTGGGTCTAACATTTGAAGTTTTATAACCAATGGATTATAAAATATTTGTCCACCTATGAGTTCATAAATTCTTTGTGACGTGGATGGACTTATTGGGTCATATAATGTAAATTGTATATCATCCCATGTGACTAAACCATTGTTAAATGTTGCTGAGGGTCTTGATGTCATTCTAACAAGATAGGGTGATATGTTGAAAATTTCAGGAAAGGTAACCAAGAATCTATTTTGCCTCATTGGTTCAAATGCGGGAATAAACACTCCATTTTGACGTGGGGTGTTATCAACCACTTGACCCGGTTTATCCACATAACCTCTAAACAATTTAAAATTAGACATGTTAATCTTTTAAACCGTTTTTCATCATATTAACATAACCAATAACCGCAGTAGCCGCATCACTCATGTCGTAGTTTTCTTTTTTAAGTTGTCCCGTTTTACCGTATAACCATTCAACTTCAGGACAAACAGAATTTACGTTTTCCCAAATGATATGTTTTTTATCGATGTCTTTTGGTAATCCACCAAATAAAACATTTTTACCCTTATCATTTTGTCCAACTAAACTTGGGAATGCAAATTTTCTCGCATTGTAAGTTGAGATAAAAGTGGGTACAATACCTAACATATCATAACAACATTTTAAAATCATTGTGTTGTATCTCAACAACGTTCCGACCGTATAAATGTTGTTTGAATTCAACAAAGGTTCTTCAATAACTATTTTAGTTATCCCCACATCCTTATAATTCTCTAAGTGTTCTCTAAAAGCGTCCGCTTTTTTTAACATCTCTTCGATTTTATCTTCTGGTTGTGGTTTTATTTTCGGTGAGAAATGTGTTAATTCTAATAATTTAGAAGAATTAATATCGAATAACGCCCACCCGGTGGTCTTAGTTGAAATGTCCAATCCCAAAATTTTGGGAGCATTCTTTAGTTTTATACTCATATAAGAATATATACGGGATATTTTTAAGAAAGTAAAGTCTTAGAAATCTATCTTGACAGCAAACACTTGAGTACCACTTCTTTTTATTGGGTTAGAAACTTTACCAATAACAAGAACTTCCTTGTTTTCATTTAATAAAGCAACTTCGGTAATTCTTTTCATTTGTCCTGTGGTGTATGTTGGGTTTTGTGTTGTTAAAAACTGAGACGATGGTAAGTTAACCATAAAATTCATTTTTTCAATGTCGGTTGCCCTTACTAATCTAACACTACCGGGGAATGGTTGTTCGTCACCAAATTGAGGTAAATTTGTATTATTATTATTCGGTACATTTCCCAAGAATTCCTCAATATCGTAAAATGGTGCATTATCATATGAATCAAAATCCACAATAAATGAAACATCAACTAAACTATCGGGGTCAATCAGATTACCAATCTTTGTTGTTCCTGATGTCATGTCAACCATTTTCCAATCATTTGGTGTTGGTAGTTCTCCTAAATTTGTTTTTTGTATTAGTATATGGAATTTAGTTGCGATGAAACCATTAGTTGCGTCACACGGTTGATTCGATGACATCATATTTGAGAAGAAATCACCCGTAAATTTAACATATAAATTTGATGGCATTTGATAAAAAGTACTTCCGCTAGTAACATTGAATTTACTATAATAGTTACATGGTAAGCCATTTAATGATGTATCTCCACTATAAGTAAACATATATGTTACCCATGTTGTTTCTTCCACATTACCCTGAAAAAATGAATTTGCGGATGCGGTGTCACTTGGTATATAACTAATTTTTGGTGCCGGTAATGTGTATTTTCTATTTGATTTATAATCAAGAATTGCAACTAACTCTTGGTCATCAAATACCACAATTTTATTATTTACAAAAACCTTTCCAACTTTATTCCCATTTTCATCTAATAGATAATGGAACTTTAATCGTTGATTTGGATTTACTCTTGAATTAACATAGTAGTCAGTTGTGTCCATGGTAAATAACGCACCTATAGTGTCACCACTATTTCTATGATATTGTATAAATGGAATATAAACTTCAAAATATTCTAAATCAGTAATTGTACCTACAACATCGTTTTCTAACAATGCATCACCCTCAACATTGTTTGTTGAAATGTAATCATCATATTTGAAAAATCTTTCTGGGTCATTTTTTAAATCACCTAATTCTGAATAATGGATAATTACAACACATCTTTGTTCTTCGGGTGATACTTCAATTTGTTCATTATATGAATTATAGTAAGAAGTTGGGTAACTTAATGTTCCACCGGTAAAGTTGCTAAATGTTTGTCCACTTGATGTGGTGTAACCTAAAAATTGTTTTGTTGAAACATGTTTATTTGATGTAAACCCTGATAGACTTTCATCTACACCTGTACCAAAAAATGCGGTAGAATCAAATCCAATTGGTTTGTCACCCCAAACAACTTCCATTTTCCATGGATTCAATTGTTGCGATGGGTCAATCTCGGCAGGTCTACAACTTGGATTAAATTCAACACTTATTGGAAATTCATTTTCACATGAATTACAGATAACTTGAACATTACCTGTACATCCCGTTAATATAGGTGTTGGTCTATCAATTGAAAGTGTGTTACCACTAACAGATAAAACTTTATAAACTAAACTTGAAGATTGTCCTGTAATCACCGGATAATTAGGGTCAGTTCCGCAAAATTGACTGAAAACTAATGTAATGTACTCACAATTATTAAAACTACTACCCGTTGGAACAGTAATTGAAGACGAACCATTAATATTTGAAATAGAAATACTTTGTGTGGTACATTCAATAGATGTTCCTGTACAATCTGTTGGGTCGTATTCTTTATATTCACTAACAAATCCCGCAGGTCCCATTACGTTTCTTATTGTATCAGTTGTTGACATCTGAATAGGAACACCGTAAACGGTTGATGTTGCTGAATTATCAATTTTATAAGGATATTTTATTCCACCTTCTTTATCCATTGGTGAAAAAACGGATTGATGGGGTATTAAACCTAATCCGGTAAAGTTATCAAATGGAGTTGTATAATCGAATTCGGAATCACCAATTTGAAAATATGATATGTTAAAATTACCCTTTGAGATATAGTTTCTTCCCTTTTGGGTTATTCTCACAGATAGGAATTCTGAATTATTTTTACTTAAAAAGCTCATTTTGGTTATTTATTTATTTTTTTCATTTAATTTTATTTTTAACATATCATTCCTGAACATGGATGTGTTAAATCAGTTATAGTTGAATTTGATGGTACAGTAGGTACTCCAGTTCGTATGGTGTAATAAGATAAACCGTATGACCAAAGATTCATAATACACATTGTATATGTTCCAGATGTATTAAATGTTCTTGTATTCCAACTACCATCACACTCCTGAACTCTCACATATAATGTGCCGCCGTCAGATACTGCATAATCAGTTGGGTCAAAGTAAACCTCATGACATGTACAATTTTGATTTAATTCACATTCATTCGCGGTCAGGGTTATTTGACCTACTCCTCGTACTACTACCGTATTCTCACATGCACATACAAAAACAACATCATTTTGGTCTACTTGTACCCAACTATAAGGTATTGTTTCGGTATTTCCATTTTGACAATTTATGTATTCTATATCTCCACCATCATTTACATTCGGGAATAAAATTTGATATGTTTTACAAGCACAACTAAATGGTGTTGGTGTTGGTGATGTTGTCGGTGTTGGTGATGGAACTACAGGTGTTATAGTATTAGTTGGGGTTATGGTTCTAGTTGGGGTTATTGTTGGGGTTATGGTATTAGTAGGTGTTATAGTTGGAGTTATGGTATTAGTAGGTGTTATAGTTGGAGTTATGGTATTAGTAGGTGTTATAGTTGGAGTTATGGTATTAGTAGGTGTTATAGTTGGAGTTATGGTATTAGTAGGTGTTATAGTTGGAGTTATGGTATTAGTTGGGGTTGGGGCGATAGGTAGTCCACAACAATCATCTAAATTAACTCTGTAAATATTTTGACAACATCCAACACAATCCAATTTTACGTAAATTTCAAGTAAATTAGGGTTGATACCAGTTAAATTACAAGTACTTCCAGATGGTAATGAAACACAATATGTAGAACCTGTAACTGTTGACTCGGTTAAACCTGTATAAACTGTACAATCACTATAAATTGAGTTTGATGTTATATTAATTATTACACCTTTAGGTGTTACTGTATCCCTAACACATGGTACTCCCGGTGATGATGTAACTGATGGTGTTATTGTTGGTGTTGGTGTTAAAGTGTTTGTTGGTGTTATCGTTATAGTTGGGGTAAGAGTATTGGTAGGTGTTGGTGTTATCGTTATAGTTGGGGTAAGAGTATTGGTAGGTGTTGGGGTAATTGTATTTGTTGGTGTTACAGTTGGAGTTAATGTATTAGTTGGTGTTACCGTTGGGGTTGGAGTTGGGTCCACACATGTTCCCTCTCCAAGTATTTCAATCGAGACTCCTAATTCAACTAAATTATTTGTAAATCCTGATGTTGCAGGTAATAAACAAACACACTCTAAAATCATGACACTATTACCCAAAATGGAAACATCATAGATAACAGTTCCATCACATTTTACCCAAT